CTATAGTATCGTTTTTTCTTTTACCTTTTTTATTTCAACACCTTTATTGTTAATTTTTTTTAGCTCTTCGCTCACAGTTTTTATAGATTTTTTGATTTCAATCACATCTTTTGATTTATCTACTCTCAATAAAACAGGATATCCCTCTTCATTGACAGTATATTTCGAAATATACTGTCTTTTTCTATCTTCGGATTCATAGTTTATTATATATTCTCTTTTAGTTTTTATTATAGTTTCATCAATTTGACCAGATGCACCAATTAATGTATCTAATTTTTGACCTGGAGCTAAAGGAAAATCTTTTATGGTTGCGAAAGTATTTGCTAAAAAATCTGCACCACCTTTGTTTTCAAATGGGGGATTTATCGATATACTGCTAATCCAAGCCGTTGTTTTACCATAGTTTTTCAAAATTAGTCTTTGATTAAAGAGCCCATAGCTAAATTCATTTTCATAGGAAATAAAAACATTTGGGCGCATTTCTTCTATTTTTTTATTGTAATCACTAATAGACTTTATTATGTAGGTTATTAATGCTCCAACTAGGGATAACGCAGATATGACAACTGAGGCTAATGATATTAAATCGCTAGTCTCCAATTGCAAAGAAGTTATTATGTGAGTTGTTGTCAAAGATATCATTAAAGATGCTATCATATATTTCATAATTAAATCCTTTAAATCCATTAAATTTTTTAAACTTTTTCTACATATCCAGTTTATCACAAACAAAAAAACACCCGCCGAAGCGGGGTTAATTTTAATAATTTAGAGTTTGACCAGCATAAATCAAATTAGGATTTGAGATACCGTTCATTGAAACTAAGCTTTGAACTGTTGTTCCTAAACGACTGGCAATTGATGAAAGATTATCTCCTGAGCGTACGGTGTAAGTTCGTGCTGTAGCCCCAGATTGACCGCCTGTGAAGCGAATAACCTGACCAGAGTAAATCATGTTCGGATTAGATAAACTGTTCTGACGAGCTAATTCTTGCCAGTTCGTCCCCCAGTTTGAAGCAATGCCACTAAGTGTATCACCTTGTTTTACAATATAACTTTTTGCGGGTGTCGTTGGCTGGCTTGTAGAAGCATCAATAGTTTCCACATCATGAACGGATAACCAACTCATAATACCATCAAGCAAGACAGTATCTCCATTCTTCTGGATGATTTTATGTGGTTGACCTTTTACCCATTGAGGAATTGTTTCTCCTGTGGCGTAATTCTTAGCGCCAAAGTTTACTTTAACCGTCATTCCAACTTCTACATCGTTTCCTTTAACTTCATTGGCTTCTTTACCATTTTCAATGGCCGGTGTAGCAGTATCGGGTTTAACTTCTTGACCTTGCTGTTTTCCGTATCCATTATCTGTGATTCCTGTTAAATCAACATTTCCATCAAGTCCACCAGCGATATAAGTTGATGTGAACTGGAATACTGAAATTCCGTCCATACTTGGGAAAAAGCTATAGTTTGGAACTGGTGTTACTTCATAATTTGGATAAGCTGCAATCCAAAGTGAGTTAGGGAACTCTTTGATGATTTGCTTATAATTAACTTTGGCCAAAGTGTAAGGCTTGTCAGAATAATACATTGGAGTATATCCAGCCGCTTTTACACGTCGCATTCCATAAAGAATCGCATCAGTATTGGCCTGTTTATTTCCACTTGCTCCACCTTCATAGTCCAAAGCTACAATAGAATTCTTTGGCGTTTGAATTTTTGGTAAATAGCGGTCAAGTGCTGCTTTTGCTACTTCTTGTGAACCTCCGACTTGGTACCAAATATAAGTGTGCGCTCGTTTACCTTGAGCAATTGCTGAAGCTACTTGCGTTTCATAGGTGGCTTGGTCTACAAAGGTTCCACCGTAAGTTCCTCCGATTTGGCTAAAAGCAAACTTATCATGGCCATAACCAAAATTACCGTAAGTTCCGTTATATACTGACCAGTCCACCCCTTGGTCACCGACTGCCGCAAATACAGGTCCACTTGCTGCAACAACAAAGAAAGCTACCATTCCAATGGCAGCTTTTTTGATTACTTTTTTCATTTATTTTCCTCCGTAGTGTCATTTTCAATAACATCAGTCTTAGAACTTTTTGATTTCAAATAATTCACAAGTTCTTGAAACATCGGATTTACTTGGCAAATTAATTGAATCATCCGTGCGCCAAAGAAAGCAAGTGAACCGTTAATAATCCAATTTACTTCATTTTCATAAGCCCTTGAGCTTGAGAAATGCCAAAACTCAAATACAATCCAAAATAAAGCGATTGTTGTTAAATCAATAATGATTCTTTTTCTCAAAGGTGGGTCCATTTTTTCCCCATCTTTTAACCATGTCAGTCCTAATATAATTAAGATTAACCCTGAAACTCCTAATAATTGATACTCCAATTTGTATTTTCCTTTCTACTCCACCGTTTCACGCATTTTTTGACTTGCTCAGCCAAAACCAAAATAGCCTTATTTTGCTCATCTTTTTCATCTACCACACAGTTTGTGTCAACTATACAATAACTTTTAACCCTAAGAAGTTCACATATGTTCCAGTTCCACTCATCACTTTAATGTGGTGTAACCCTATATCCAAGTCGTTTGTTATTGTCTGATTTAGACTTGTAATATTGGTTTCTACGTCATTAATAATTACTCGATGACCATGTAACGTTTGACAATGGCTACTTATTCCTATAGGAGCATTGGTGTCATTAAATAGATAAACATCCAACACTACAATGTCGTCTGTATTACCTTTATCATAGTTAACTCTTTGTTTAAATCCGTTTGTTTGAGCAATATTCTCCACTTTGTTCAGAGATACATCGGATTTTATTCGAGCGTTAGAATATCCGATAATCGAATCTTCCGTGACTCTAAAAGAGTTAGGGAAAAGGCTATAAAAGAGAACTTCAGCTTCAAAAACATGACCTACGGATGTAAAATGCAATTTATCTGGAACAATATCAGCAGCGCTAGATTGTGAATACTGTAAGAAATGCTCTGTGAATTTATAAACGTCTATTAATTCTAAATTGTATTTTTTAGCTACGAACTTTTTCGCTGAATTAGCGCACGCATGAATACTATAGCCATCTAATAGTGGTATAACTCCATTGTTGGTGTGTGATTCTGTGTTTACCTGTGTTGTTAATAGAACTGGTTGAATACCACGAGAATAACACTTATTAATAATTGATTCACACTGACTAACAATAGCCTGATAGTATTCTTCGTATGTGGCATGGTTATATCTATCATTTATTCCGCCACTAATAAATGCAACTTTTGCGTCAGAATAAACATTATTTGTATCAAGTATTGCCGTGAAGTTAGAATTTAACCAAGCAAGTGTTTTTCCACTAAAGCCAGCGTTATACACTCTCATAGATGTATTACCGGTACCTTTTTTCACCTTTTGCTCTAATAAGTATGGATAAGCGTGCGGATTTTGGTGGTCTAACCCGATGGTGTTGTTCTCCCATTCAATCTGACTTACAATATCTGTCGTGCTATCTCCAAAGATTACGACTGGGAATTTCTCTCCGCTAGCCCATTTATTCCAAACTTCATTCAGTGAGTACAGCGTAGAATATGCAAAATTTGCTAGTTTAGTGTCCATTTCTGTTTTAGTGTATACATCATCTTTGCTTAAATCAGATGTCTTTTTAGGGGTATCCACATTCAAGACTTCCGAAATATATTGTAATTCGTTTTCATCAGCTAATCGAAGTTCATAGTTAAACCCCTCATAAGAACCCGAATACTGAACGTAATTAGGAGATGCACTCCAAGTGTAAAAACAACCGTTTGTTGCTGGTGTTACAACATTACTATCAACTGTGCTAGTTAAGTCTATACCACGTTTTAAAGTATCCCCATTTTTATCAACTACAGTGACTTGCAACGCCACCCCACTCATAAGGTCATATTCATTGTCTAACAGAAAAGTATAAGGTAGTTTCTCGCTTCTTTTCTTCATAGGCAATTGTTTAGATTCTAAAATATTCAGGCTGTGGTCTCTTATGGTAAGTTTAAAATAATACAAATCTTCGTTAATCGTATTGGCTGGTATAGTCACCATATTAAATTTCTTGGTTTTTGTTGATTGAACTAATTTAATTCCCCACGATACGAAACTTGAGCTTAAATTGTCTACCGAATCACTTGCAAACGAAAGGATACTCGTTGGTAAATTGGTATATGTTTTTAATAAGGCGATATTGTTACCAACTTCATCTTTATTAGTACTTACAGATTCATAAGTCAATGAACTGCGTGTTACTAATTTAAGTTTATAATTAAATCCATTATAAAAAGAACCACTTGTCCATTGAACCTTATCAAACGGGTTTGTTTTGTCACTATGCAGGTAACAAACCCCCGATACATTAGTGTCTCTAGTTACCGTCATATCAACCCCACAACTAACCATCTTACCTGATATATCAATAACTGTTTGTTGTATGATAATTCCAGAATTTTGGTTATAGTCTTGGTCTAAAATGACAGTATACATTTTATTTTTGTTACTGAACACAGGAACAATCTTATGCTCTAAAACAGTCTCATCATAATCTTTAACAAGCACCATTAGGAAAAGGTTTTGGTGTTTTCCAACTGCATTTACATACAGTTGTATCGAATTAAAAGCAATATCCGTTTGAACTAATTTAATTCCCCACGCCTTGAAGCTTAGAATATTTGTAGTTGATTTACCCAATACACACTCAATAGTGCTAGAAGGTAAATTTTTGTACCTATTAATTTTGTAAGAAAGAACATTTTTAAATGATGATTTCATCTTTTCAAATACTAAGCTGTCATCCGCATACTTAGTAGTACTAACTCCACCTTCAGGGATTATTGGGCTTACTATTCCGGCAGGGGAAAACATCTTCATTAATTCATCCGAAATATTAACTGGTTTTATTTTATATTCATTAGAAGATGTATCTAAGTCGGTTCCTCGTATTTTCCCTTTTGTAACTTTTTCAGACAATCCTTCCGCTAATTCTGTTTTTGTTTTCTCCAGCTCTATTTTATCCGCTTTAACTTGATTAATATAGTTATATTCAGTTTTGATTGAATCAATTTTTAATAATAATTTTGAAAAATCTTTATTTCCGATTATTTGTTCAATCTCACGTTGAATTTCTGAAAGTTCATAAATATAATTCCCTTGTGGAATGCACTCCTTCCATCCGGCAATCACTGAGTATTGAAAATTCTTCGTGCTATCAATTATTTTTTCATCATTTTCAAATGAAAACCAAGCGGTGACTTGAGCAACCTCTTGCAAAAAGCTATCTGCAACGATGTAATTGAGTTTAGAGTTGACATAATCTACGTTAGTCACTTTGTCTCGAACAACGTTACCGTTAGGTAGAACGGCATTAAAAAACACAGCCAAGCGGTCAAACTTAAAGAGTTGACCATTTGCTGTGATTGTAGCTTGGATTGATTGTGAAGCGACATCTCCCTGTCGTAACTTAATGAGTCCGACATAGTTGTTAGGCTCCGTGGTGGATAGCGTTATAAAATGTTCTGTCATAATAGACCCTTTCTAAAATTTGATATAATCTCTTGGATTCTTAAAGTGAGCGCTTGATGATGGCCAATATTGGTCCATGAATTGGAAGTGCAAATGTGGTCCAGTGACCGGACCAGTCGCTCCCATAAGTCCGATTTGTTGGCCCTTTTTAACATTTTGACCCACAGAAACATCGATTCTGCTTTGATGTGCGTACCCTGTATAAAGCCCATCCGCATGCTTGATGACCGTATAATTTCCATACCAGTCATAATAATTACTTCCCGCTTGGACCACTTGACCATCGCCAGAAGCTAAGATTGGAGTTGTTGGATTGCCATTAACCAAGTCCACAGCATTGTGAAATTCTTGCGCTCCGGTGATTGGACTCGTTCTCCAACCCATTTCACTTGTTACGGTAATAGGTCTTGAAATTGGAGCAATATAACCTCCGCCACCGCTTGGGATTTTAAGATTAACAAATTTGTTATACCATTCTTGGGCCCAAGTACTACGTTCAGGGTGTCCGTTTAAGGGGCGTTCAAAGTTAGCTATAAATGCTTGAGTGGCAGTATTAATATCCGTTAATGTCATGAATTGAGTCCAAGAATAAGGATAAGAACTTGTCGCAAACCATTGGCCATTTGGTGCATGCCACATCAAGAGCTTAAATTGAGCTGTGATTGTGTCAGGATTGTCAGCGATTCCTGCTCGTGTCATGAGATTAATCATATAAACACGCCCAGAACTAGCGCCTGAACTATCCGTCCATTGCCAAACACCATAACCGAATCCAGGACGTCCACCGCCCTCATCAGCCGTTGGGTTAGCATCAGATTCACCTTGTGCATTTCCGAGTAAAGCGGCGGCCGCTTGTTTAGAGAAGCCAGCTCCAATCGCCATTGCCCAGATTTGCCAGTAACGTTTATCACGATCACTTGTGACTTCTGGTGGATATTGGCCATTCCAACCACCACCACCACCAGATCCTCCACCGTTGGTATCAATCTTAACTCCATTGACGTAAAGCTCTTTAGTATCAGTTCTACCATTAACTTTAAGACTATCAACTCTAAGATTTCCCTTTATTTCAAGGTCATCGTAAATTATTCCTTTTCCATATAATTTAAACTTAGGGTTATCAAAAGTTGAATTAGACGGAACTTGGAAAATTGGAGTAGAAGAACCATTTCCATTATCTTGGTTTATTGACAAAATATAACCCGGATAATTAATTAAAGCTGAGCCGTTCGCCTTCCTTGTGTTCCCGTCATAAGTTCCGATGAACTCTCCAACTTTACCACCGTGGACATCTTTTTTCCAATTAGGATTTTTATAATCAACGTTATTTGTTTCTTTGTATTGCTCAATCGAAAAAGCGCCATTAGATAATACAGATTGAAAAAAAGAATTACTCCCGACTGACTTAATAACAACCCCTTGGATAAGAACTCCTGCTAATATACCAGCCGCAATGAAAGAAGCATTAAATGTTCCGTCTAAAGTCCAAGCGGTTGTGCTTGCTCCATTGTGGACATCTTTAATTGTCGTCCATTGACCTTTATTACATTGTTTAAAAGAAATTCCAGCATTATTTTCAATCATGAAATACTGTGAATCTTGAATTTTTGGCCCATCCATAAAGACTTGCTCATAAGTTTCTCTTGATTGAGAGACACCCGCTTCAATTCCGTTTACCATGTAAATCGAGCCACCGTTAGCACCAGCACCACGCATAATATCATCTTGATACTTTCCAATTTCTGTGGAGTCATACCAAGTCATTTTGTTGCTATCAAGGTCAGAGATATTGCTTTGAACTTGTGACAGTTGTCGATTAATTGAGTTTCCACTTAAATTATCACCTAGACTAGCTTGCACTCGCCCATTAACATGGTCAGTAACTACTTTAAAGACTCTAGTTTGGTAGTGATAATTTCGGTCTCCTCTGTGGATTGAAACAGTATTTCCAATTGAATCACTGCCTAATATCTCAGTACTAAACTGAACAAGTGGCCGACAGTAGTAAGCCAGTTGGTCATAGGTCTTTTGTAAAAGTTCGCTTGCATCTTCCACATCATCAAAGACAACAACCGTTTTACGTGGTAACATTTTTCCGTTTGATGGAATGCCATATTCTTTCGTCATTTCTGGATATTCAATCCAATTTTGACCTTTAGGCTTATCAAGTGGTTTACCATTTGACTTTCTCCACTCGACATCTGAAAACTCAAGTCTTCGTCCGTATCCGTCCCCAACTTCTTCACCTTTTCCACGTCCAATTAGAGCAGTAACAATATTTGTACGGTCTTGTTGGTGGACAATTTTTAGAACTTCTTCTCCATACTCAAATCGCTTATTGGTTATTTTTCCAATTTGGTTATAACAGTTAATGATTTTTTTAGCAATCTTATTTCCTGTAATTTCAATAGAAAAGGTAAACTCTGCACCTAACTCTTGTAGAGCTTTTAGAGCTTCACGCATGGAAGTATAGTAGAAAGTACTGGAAACTGTTTTAATTGGTTCACAGACACCTAATACCCAGTCACAACCTGAATCAGATAAAAGCTGATTAATCACATAAGAAAAAGACCTATTTTTAGGTCTTATATCTTTAATGATAAAATTATCCAGTTCATCGACTGCAAAATTTACAGCTTCAAATGAAAGCAGATTATCTTCATCTTTTGCAGTTAAAATTCGATATAAAGAGAACTCTTGTTCTTTCGTATCATTGACTGCAATATAGCTGGCATCTTTAATTGTTTCATCAAAAGGTAAAGAAACTGAAAGTGTGTCATTCATTAGTTCAGAAGCATTGGTTGTGATTTCTTTTGTCTGAACACATTCTATGAACTCGTTGGAATCATAACTTTTGATGACTTGTTGCATCTTATCTAAAAATAAGATATTACTCACTAAAGTACCGCCTTTCTATATTGAATCGTTAACTCATAGTTTGAACTTGAAAAATCTGTTCCAGTTGTCAATCTGATATTTTTAAAATCAGAATCAAGGTCTAAGAGGTTATTGTTTACTTTCCCATTGAGAAAAGTATCGCCTGTTTGAAAATCAAATTCCAAAAGGTCGCCCTTTTTAGCCTGTGATGACTTCAGGCGATAATTTCCGTCAGTTGCAAGTAAACCCTCTGTCAATAACTTGAATGACAGTTTATCCGGTTTCACTGGATAAGGCAAAACTTCAATGACTTTATTTTTTACAATTTGAATTTTTCCGTGTTTAAATGGATCACTACAAAGGACAGTAAAACTTGAAATGATTGAATTAGTATCTCCAGCCACATTGTCTGCAGTCTTGAAACGACCATAAAACGTATATTCCAGATCATCATAAAAAATAATGGGAACATCTTCTTGACGAATCAAGAATGCTTTTAAAGTATCAAACTTTTCTTGTAATACTCGAGGGTCCCTATCCTCAAGCTTATATTTTATCGTCAACTCTCGAGGAGGATATTTAACATTGGTTATCACTCCTCCCACTTGCATTTCTTGTGACTCAAAGCTGAGAGAATACATCTCTCGTCCCTCAACCGTCAACGTCTGATAACCTTCTATGAGTTCCTCTAACCAAGCCCCATCATAACTCATGGCGCTGGTTGGAATAAAAGGAAGGTTGCGATAACGTTCCTGTTTTGTCGTATCTCTAAACTTGTACATTTCTACCTCCCGACTAGAATTTATTCATCATGACGCTTTGCAATCCTTGAACGCCTGAAATATCATCAACAAAAGCTTTATATTCTTGGCTTCCGAGTTTTAAGGTTACATAAGCCGGCTGTTTGCCTTGGTTAAGATTCACATCATGAGAAACTTGACTACTGATTGAGCGATTAGCTGCAGCAACGTTCGCTCCTATGTCCACAGAATAGTCAGAATTAATTGCATTAGCAATCATGTCTCCCATTCCTGAAACGTTAGATTGAACGTTACGGAAGCCTCCAGTTAAACCGGAATTTAAACCTGTCATAATGGCATTACCAGCAGGAATTAAAAGTTTTCTGTCGACACGGATTGGACCTTTATGCTTCCGAATCCAATCTCCAATTCCACTTATAAATTTCATCCCATCTTCCCACTTTTGTTTTAATCCTTTTACAAGTCCATCAATGATGGCTTTACCAATATCTAGCAAGTTTATATTTTTTAGATTGTTAAATGTCGTTTTTACATTATCAATCAGATTGCTAACGCTTTGTTTCAAACCGTCCCAAATTCCTTTGAGTCCGTTAATCATTCCGTTCCACAAGTCAATTGTGCCTTGTTTGAGATTTTCCCAACCTTGTTTGACTCCATTCACAATAGCATTGGCAGAATCAACGACCCACTGTTTAAACGATGCCCATGTATCTTTGACCCATTGAATAGTAGCGTTCCATAAATCAACGGTACCTTGCTTAAATGAATTCCAACCATTAACAATTCCGTCAACAATAGACTTAGCCATATTAACGACCCATGTTGTGAAAGCTCCCCAAAGACTTTGGATTGTGTTTACAATTGTTGTCCAGATATTAACTACAGTTTGGAAAAATGAACTGTAAAATCCAACTACGATATTCACAAAAGTTTGGACTATTGTTTGAATCGCTGTTGCTAGTGTTTGCCAAAGCATTCCAAAATCTTCTTTGAATTGGTTAAAGTCCCCAGTGATTAAATCAATGAGTAGTAAAACAGGGCCCATAACAACCGTCTTAATAATCTCCCAAGCGGAACCAAAGATAGTTTTGACTTGCCCCCATAATCCGCTAAAGAAATCAAGCATTGGTTGAAAGATTGTTTTTATTGTTTCAACAAATGGAGCTAAGGTTGTTGTAACGCTATCCCAAGCACTGGCTAACCCGCTTGTCGTACCTTTCCAAAGATTAGCGAACCACTCCTTGATGCCATTCCAAGCGTTTTTAACACTATCAACGGCATCTTTAGCACCTTGGATTGTTCCATTCCAAAGTCCCTTAGCTCCATTTTTGATGTTGTTCCAGGTATCACTGAACCATTTGACTGCGCTGTCCCAAGCTTTAGTAATATTATCCCAAACATCTTTGGAAATTTTAACTAAAGATTGCCAAGCAGAACCTAGAAATTTTACAAAATTTGACCATATTTTCTGACCTGTTTTTGTTTGCGTAAAGAAATAGACTAACCCTGCTACAATAGCCGCAATTGCAATAACTATCAACATGATTGGATTTGCATCCATAACTGCATTAAAGGCCACTTGAACTGCAGTAGCTATCTTAGTAACAGTATTCCACGCTGTAATCGCGCCTTTCCATAGTTTATATGCTGCCACACCAGCTGTTATTCCAGCTACTAATGGGCCAATCCAGTCTTTATTTTGATTAACGAACTCAAACAGAGTTTTAAATGTAGCGATTATTCTTGCAATTACACTAATAACTGGAGGAATAGCTTTTGTAATTGCACTAAAAACTTGATTAACTACAATTTTTAACTTGTCAAAATTCTGAACGATTGAACCAAGACCAGCGCTCTTCATTCCGTTATCAATTGCAGATAAAACATTCTCCAAACCTTTCACTACTGCTGTTTTTACATTTTTGAACGAGGTTTTTATCCCTGCTGAATTTTTCTTAGCAAGTTCCGCAAATCCTCCAACACCGTCATTCAATTTAATTAATCGACTATTGAAGTCATCGAATGTAATTTTCCCACTTTGTAAAGCATCATATAGATCACTAACCGAATTTACACCTTGGTCTTTAAAAGACTTAGCAACTTTATCCATTGCAATGGGCATTGTTTCTTGAAGTGTTCGCCACGATTGCATATCAACAGTTCCCTTAGATAACATTTGAACATATTGTTGCATTCCTCGGCTTGCATCTGCAGTTGAAGCACCAGAAGCTAGAAAAGCATTGTTTAACGCAATAGCTGTATCAGTTCCTTTTGTTAAGCTTCCTGTAGATATAGCGAGTTGTTGAGTACTGGATACAATTTCATCAAGAGAAGTAGGTAAGCCATCAATTCCTTTATTCAGTTTTGCCATTGATTTATCAACATCAGAAGCAGAATAACCAAGCGCCTGCATTACAACAGGATACTTATTCAAAGTATCAAATCGATCTATAGCACCATCTAATGAATTTCTAACCAAACCTACCGCAGAATCAACAAGTTTAAAAACCCCAACACCCTTAGCAATATCTAGGATAGAAGTATTTGTATTTTGTGAGCTTTTATCTAATCCTCCCATTGAACTATCTGCTTTATTCATGGTTGAGGTGAAATTTTTATCAACAGCACTCAGAACCGCTTCTACACTATAAGATTCCATGTTTTTCCTCCTTTCTTACTTATTTGCTTTTTTCATGAGGTTAATTAGTTTTTTGTCCTTTTTAAAAGTACTGTCCGAAGTTTCGATTCCTAAAATATCATTTTCAAATTTTTCTTTATCAAAAAACTTCTTGAAGGTCGAATAAACTGGAACTTGCTTCTTACCTTGTTGCTTAGTTGATTGAACTTGCCAATTTGCCCATGCCTGTTGGTAAATAAATTCTTGCTCATCAAGTCTTTTTAGCCTATAAGCTTTCAGCCTTAATTCATACTCCGAAATGGTCATGCGCTCTATATCTCTTAGATTAGCAATTCCGAGATAACGCAAACAATTTAACTGAACTTGTTCATAGAGTTTGTCAAAATCTGTTACTGTAGATTTTTGTTGACTTCTTTCTCGAAGTTCAACGTTTTCTTCTTGGTAAATTCCGACTTTTTTAACTCTTCGAGTACTAAATCAAAAAGCGCATCAACTCCATTTTCTTCAATCCATTCAACTATCCCTTTCTCAGAGACACGAGGATTTTCTGTTGCATTCGCAGTTTTTAGCATTTCAACAAGTGTTTCGATATCTCCGCTAAAGAAGTTCATCAAAGCATTATCTAAGCCAGCTTTTAAAGTCATCCCACGCTCTGTGACTTCATTTTTTTTATTCAATTCCTTAATGAATCGGTAACCAAAGATAAAAACATACTGTTTGGCATTAATTGTTAATTCCATTTTGATTTCTCCTTAAAAAATAAAGACTAGAGCGAATCTCTAGCCTTTTGTTTATAGTATTTAAATTGTCACTTCTACAACTGTACTCCAGGCAGAGCCAGTAATATTTTCAGCTTTATCCCGCAACAGTATCTTTGAATACATACTGAACAACATTAGCTTGTTCTTCAGTTAGTGTGGCTTGGCCCTTTTGAGGTTTGCCAAACACTCCAAATTCTAAACTCAATTCAAGCGCATCTTCTGAATTAGGTTCATAAGAGAAACTTGTAAGATAAGCACGAAGATATTTAGCTTTGTACTTTCCGTCAGATCCTTTTTCAGCTTTATCAATTTCCCATACTTCAATAATTTCTCCATCATCAAACGCTTTGTCCATTTCGTCAAGATGTGGGTCACCATTTGCTGCAATAGATGTGGCAGACAAACTGTATTCAATTGCTGCAAGAGAACCTATTGTCCCATCTTTGGTTGCTGTAGTGTTGTAATCTCGAGTTTTTTCATTCGAGTGTTCTGTTTGGAAAGCAAGTTTCCAAGCGGCTTCTTTTGTTGCTTTACTAAGCAAACGATAGAGCAAGATAATATCTTTACCCTGTTTAGCTGTTAATTCTGTCATATTAAATCTCCTATCTTAGTCTAAATTCTAAGTTAATCAACGCTCTTTTAAGCGGTGTACCTGTTGTTGTATCGTCCATCATTTGAATGGTACTTGCCTGTGAATTCAAAGCCCAAGAATAGCCCTCTGTGTAACTTATATTTAATGCTTGATTAAATATATTGCTTGCCATTTTTGAAGCTAGTACACGGCCTGCTTTTTCGGCTTTATTCCAAACAGACAATGAAAGACTTACTGTGCCTTTAATATCCGTTTTATTTGGTTCATTAATTATCTGAATACTTTCCATTTCAACAAATGGATAGCCCACTTCATTCATTTGCTTATAATCATAAACGGTATAACCCAAAGCTTGTATTCGTTTGAACAATTCGTCAAAAATAGATTGGTCTCGAGTTTTAATCATTTCGTCAACTCCTTTAGGTCGTTTATAAAAATTTTCTTTTGAATATCAAAAGCTGGCTTAACAAAGGGCTGTGCACCCATGAAACGGGTACCTACTTCTAAATATCCACCATAATCACTCGTAGGACCAGTTGTTGCTTCGAGATTATTTCGAGATAAACTCAATATGACGGAGCGCTTTGTAAACCCTGTTGGTTTCACAAATTTCTTTCCCTCATAATGTCCTCTAAAGACTGCGTATTTTTGAATTCTAGTTGTTAATTGAGCACCATTGCTTTTTACAACATGTTTGACATCATCAAGCGTGGCATTTTTTCTCAATTTCTTTTGCAAGGCATCAATTCCAGTTATTTTCATTGATTGACCTCCTGCAAAATAAAAGTGTTTCGCTCACTTGGATTGCGGTAAGTCATTAAAGCCCACTTTTTATTATCAAACTCAATGTAATCATATTCTGGCATAGTAAAAAGGGGCATCATTCGCATGACTTTTGCCCCTTGTTTAATATCCCCGAAAACTTTTATACTTCTGTCAGTTCCAATATCAGTGATGTTTGCACTAAATACTGCTCGAGTTGGTTCTTTTTCAACCCATTCGCCCAAATCGGGGTCATAATGTGAGTCGGGCGATTCTTTGATAAAAGTAACTTCATCTAAATATCTCAATACAATCTGAACCTCCCAATCTTCTTATCGCCCTCAGTTTCTTTTGATTTTCGCCATGATTCAATTTCATCGGCATACTCATCAAAATCAGATTCTGAAAAAGTCATGCTTAATCCTTCTTGTGAGTAGGACTGCATGCCTTCTTGACCGATACGATTAAAACGCTTCAAGGAAACGTCCAAAACAACATATTCTAGTTCTGGCGGTACTTCTTCAATGTCAGAACCAAGAATAAGCAATAGACGTTCACGAGTGCGTTTTTCGATTACTTCCAAGCGCTCATCCGATGAACCGCCTAAAAGCTTTTTTAAATCATCAGTGATAGCCATAAGCAACTCCTAATTTTGAAATCAAATCTTCTTTCTTATCGTTTTTTGTATATTCTATCCCTTTAGTTTCAAGAAGCTCTTTTAGCTGATTAACGGTAAGCGTCGTTAGTTCATCATTTTTCACTTGCTTGGTCGCATTTATGTTTTCATATTTATGCAAGTGGCGACTTAGTAGCCGTCCCATTATACACCAGACGTAAATGTGATATTAACAACTTTTGTTAAATCATAGAGATATGCTGCGTAATGTTCATCTGCAGTAATTACAGTTGTTTTAGTAACAATATCACGGTCAGTTTCTACCTGAACTCCACGTTTTAAAACTAATTTCAAAGCTGGGCTATTTGAAACAATCTTGAACATTAGAGCTGAACCCTCAGCTAGTTTTTTAGATCGTACAATTTGAGCGCCTAAAACATCAGCGTAAGTTCCGTTGATAATAGTATTTGCTCCTACTTCTGAACCAATTTTTTGTGCGTTTGCATCTTTACGAATTTTTGCCGCATCTTTAGGATTGACGATAAGAACATAGGCTTGTGCATCCTCATCATTAAAGATATCCAATGCAGCTTGAACCCCGTCAACGTTTGCTTTAGTAGAAACAGTTTGAGAGGTAGTCTTAGCTGCGCTCAATAAGTCGTCATCGACTTTATTTGCAAGAGATAGCCCAAGTTGTTTATTAGATTCTCCAATTGGATCACCATAACCAGATAATGCAGCTTCATCCGTGATTTCTGTACCTTTTGCAGCTTTTTTAATTGTTACTGACTTAGTAGTAGTTCCGATTTTATCTAACGAAATTTCTCCGCCTTCTGCAACATCAGCAGCATCGCCAATATAAGTAAAAGCTGGGAATTTCAAAGTATTACCTGGTTGTCCTTGAAGTGTTGTGTCAACTTGTGCAAGAGGTGCAAACCGAAGTGCTTTATTCAATTCGTATGAAACAATTGGTGCAAGCACCTCTGGATTTACTAAGTCTGCAAGTGTTGTTTTTTGTTTTGACATTTTAATAGCCTCCTGTTAATTTTTTAAATTCATCTGGATTTGATTTTGCTAATTCAGCTTTTTCAGCATAAGTCATCGAATCAAATTTATCTTTATCGACTGATATTACATTACCCGGAACACGTTTAGGCGTTGTTCCTGTGTTTCGTGCTTTTTCCCACTGTGAGCGTTGATTATCAAGTAAGTTGAGGAAAGTTTTTACATTACTGTAAGTTTTTTCTTCATCAACATCAACTAACAATCCTAATTCAGCAGCACTCAAAGCAATTCCACTTTCTTTCAACACTTCGTCAGCTTGACTGGTAATGTTTGAAATTTTGATTTGTGCTTTAAGGCTTGCAATCTCATCGTCTTTAGCTTTTTGAAGTTCGGCAGCTTTTTCTTCGTCAGATTTTTCTTTGACTGATTTTTTGCCACCTTTTTCAAGTTCTTCAATACGAGCCAGCGCTTGGTCAAGCTGTGTTTTTGTTTCATTTTTTTCAGCTTGTTCTTTACCGATTCGTTTTTGAAGCTTTTCGACAATTTTGTCATTGTCAGTTGATTGTTCTTGTTGCTCTTCTACGTTTGTTTCTGTTTCAGTTTCTGAACCAACTTCAGACGTCTCATCGGCTGCTTCTTCTGCGAACAGTTGCAAATTAAGGGGTAAAAGTTCTGTTTGTTCCATTTCTGGTTCCTCCTACTCGCATTTAAAGACTTGGGAGTCTGATTTTCTCGTGTTTTATTTAGTGTCCACAACATCCGGAAACGGACATAAGAAAAACCCGTGGAATACCAAGGGTTTAAAAGTTATTATTTAATGAGTTGATTATGTTCCTTGATATAAGCGTCAAAATAAAATTCTTGCTTATCTCCGTTGTAAGTCACTTCATAATAGCGGCCGTCTGGGGCATCGGTAGAAAGCAACGCTTTGTTATTCTGCAAAGTCTTGCATAACCACACGACATATACCTCTAATGGTGTCGTTTTTTCCTCGTTCTTTTTATTGGCATAGTCAGCTACCATTTTCTTTGCTTTGTTTGTGAATTGTAATTCGTCCATTTTTTGCCCTCCTTTGAGCATAAGAAAAGCGCCTGTCAGTGACAAACGCTTTGTGTTTTTAAGTTCCTGGTATCCAATCTTTTAACTCTTTGAGTGTTTTGTAGGCTTTTTTCATCATACTATTCTCATCCAGATATTCAATCCCTTTAATTGTAATTTTTATATCAGATAACCCATTAATTAACTTACCGTCTTTGGTTTCAATAAAAGATATGCCTTTAATATATCCATTTTCTTTTAGTTCCTCAAGAATATCATTTAAATAAGGATAGCTCACTCTGTAATTCTGTGGGTCAAAAACTTCTGGATCAATTTTTTCACCTTTTTTCATTGCATGATAAAGGTAAGCTAGAATTTTATAAGAGATATAAAAAAAATCATCTTTGGCCATCTATAACCTCGCTTTCGTTAATATTATTTTACCATAAGTAGAATTTTATCCTTTTCTTTTTCTGCTCAATTCTTCAATCGCTTTGTCAGCTTCTACCCTGTCATCAAAAGCTTGCTTGTATTCGTCTTGACTGATTACTTTTCTATCAAGTAAATCATCCCAGAAACCTTTATCATCAACATGCGGTGCCGTGCTGCATCTACAGAACGGATGCATGTTAGGTGCATTAATACCAGGCGACATATCTTTAAGTTTGAATATTTTACCATTCAATGCTCCACAGATATGACAAGCTGACGGTTCAGCAATATATTCATAACTTTCAATATCCGCTTTTTTATAGCTTTCTTCTTGAATAGCTGTTTGAATTCTCGTTGTTTCCGACACAAACAATCGTTGAGCATTGTAAGTCGCATTAAGCTTGCCTTGTTCAGTCATTAGCCTTTTAAGTTGTGGGGCTAGTGCTTTCGGATTGATTCCACCAGTTACTGAACGAATGAGAAGTTTTTCAATATCAGCTTTCAATTCAAATTGATACTGCCAAAGCTTATCAGAAAAACTGGCAAATCCTTCGACTTTATAACTTCCATTAAGAACAGATTCAACTAGACTGTTATAACCATTCTTTGGAACACTTAAACCAAGAATTCCGGCTTGTCTTTCAAATTCTGTAAGAGCTGCACCAGTCAAATTCTTTGAGAAATATTTGTCCAAATCGTCAAATACAGAAATAAGCTCCAGACCAATATTTGCTTTCAGGAGTTCTAAACGATTCACTCTCATGGTCAAGTTATAAAGTTTCAACACTTGATTTGCTTGATGTGAAAAGTCTTTTTCTTCTACGTATTTCTTAGCTTTATTGGAAAATGCTTTGACATCCATCTTATCCGCACGTTTCATGGCTTCACTAATAGAAATTCCTTGACCATTCGCAAAGTTCTGCCAGTTGGCATTGATTTCTTTTTGAATGGCTTCTTGGGCTTCAAATAGCTTATCCATGACTTGCTTCATGCGTTTGGTATCATCTTTGATTTGTTGTGCCTGCCACGCTTGCTCACGTTTTATCCAGTAATCAGGAGTTTTCATAGATTACTCCTCATTTGTTTCAGAAACTGCTGCATCTGTTCCATTTTCGCTAGGTTGCTTGTCCTTGTCAAAGATAGCTGTAGAAGCTTCTTCTTTTTTGATTTTCTTCATTTCAGCTTGAACATCTGGAATAACAGAGATGACACTTAAAGCAGTTTCTTCACTAGTAATACCTTTTAGAATATTAGCAGTCTCGGCTTGTTCCTTAATGTCTTTAGGCTCATTACGTGTAAAGGTGTACTCAATATCTTTCCAAGCGTCTTTGTTCGAAACATTCGTACTTAACTCACAAAATAGTTTGTATCGACTATTCAAAGAAGATTGGAACTTACGTTGAAATGACAGAGCTAGGTTGCTCATTGCTTGAAGCTTGTAAGCTAACGAGACACCACTTGATGACCCGAAAGATTCATCAGAGATATTCGCAACCATTGTTGTTTGGAAGATTAATTTAGTCAGTCGGTCCAATAGATTTTCTGTTTGAGAATCACTATCAGGCTTTTCTAAGAATTTAACATCCACATTTTTCGCTTCGGAGCCCTCGCCATAGTAATTAATAACACGGTTACTGCGAATGTTTTTCAAGTCCTCTTCTTCAACTGCAGCACCTAAGAATGCCAAGTACTGATCACTGAAATAATCAACGTCATTTGCTTTTTCACTAATAGCTTTGTTAAAAGCGTTGACTAATGAAATAACAGATTCAAAAATACTCATTCGTTCTTCGTTGAAATAGAACTCTACAACGGGCAAATCATCAAAAGGATTCGACGCTTGTTCAGTCATGTTGTAAAAGCCCATGGTTCTATTTAAAGCATAGGCTGTTTCTTTGGTATAAACTTCACCATATAATTTATAGTCATCATCATAACCATAACGCACCGCAAACAATGGTTCTTGTTTAATCGTGTCATCATAAACCATGAACATATTTTCAGGAGTGTTATAAATAACGTTCGTTTGAGTCTCTTCGTTTTGATATAAGAGTTCAAAAGCTCGACCATAAATGCAAGCCATCTTTGCAAGCTCTGACTCTTCATCTTCCATGTCATTCAGATTATCAAATTCTTGTAGTTTAGAAAGTATTTCTTTATCTGAATGAGACTTTTTAACTGGAATCCCATTGAAGTAACCTGTGAAAGTATCAACGATATATTTAGTGAAGTTAACAGTTAAACGATTATCTGGTTTCCAAGGGTCTTTTGTTGGCTCATCATCAATCGACATGATCCCACGATACATATTTTTTAAGTACTCATACCGAGCAACTTCTAATTTATGTTTTTCCATGAACTTGGTAAGCACTTCAACTGTGATTGGTTCGTCTTTTGGAAATGTCATTAATTTAGGTGGTTTGTATTTCAATTAGAATCCTCCTTTGAAAGATTTTAGTTTTGCTTTACGAGTTGTCATTGTCTCAGCAATCCCGGTTGTTGCATCCGGCGCATCATCATGTTTATTTTTACCTTCACGTTGATAAGTCGTCATTGCTTGATAGTATTCTGCGAAACGAGTCCGCCAGTCATTAGGAAAGCGAACATGCTGTTCTATCCAATAACTATTGGAATAAATTCGGGCTTCTTTATTATTTCCTTGGAAGAAATCTTCTACAGCACAAGCAACTTTACCTTGAATCTTATCCCTGACAGAACGAGCAAAAGACCGACCGCCATTGTTGCGCTCGATTCTTGATGCATTTACTCTGTTATTAATTAATTGATTGGCCACTGCATTTTCTGTGTACTCCATTGGTTTTTGAGTGTAAATAATATCCAACACATCTGCAAAGCCGTCTGAGGTTTCTCCCCATACAATTGAACAGAGATAGTCTTTCCCAGTGTCTGCAGTATCGCAATAGTTCCAAATCTTTTTGTACTCTGAACGAGCATTGTAGGTTTGGAACTCACTATATAATCGACCTTTGACATCAATTGGCTCTTGCTGGTAGTTGGCGCTAGCTATATCAGCACCCATTGTTTTTACTTTGCGCTTATAATCTTCAAGAGTCAGAACATCATCACAAAGCATTTCTTTCGTTTGCTCATTGTAAGCTTTAAAATTAATATGCTTTACTCGATAGCCATTCTTAGGCAGTTCACGCAAAGCACGTCCAGCCAAATCTTCGCTATGCCAACGAGTCATATTGATTATGATTTTACCGCCTGACTCCAAACGTGAAAGCATGGTATTAACAAACCAGTCCCAATGTTTTTCTAAGACTGTCGCGTTGTTAGCTTCCTCAGCATTCTTGATAACATCATCAATGATAATAATGTCAGCACCAAAACCTGTTGCAGTCCCTGTTGGAGAGGTTGCCAGATAGTTATTATAGCCGTCCGACAAACTCCAAAGATTTTTAGCAGCATCTCCATACTTAATTGCAGCATCGAAAATATCAGAGTAAACGATTTTGTTCTCGTCTGCTTTTTCCTCTTGAAGCGTATTACGAACATTTTTAGAAAAGACTGTAGATAAGGTTTCGTTATATGAACCAGTCATAATTTTCTTCGTGTGGTCATTACCAAGCACCCACTCTACAAACTTACCAAGTGTGAGAGACTTCCCGTGACGTGGCGGAAGATTCAAAACCAAAACATCATGCTCATCATCATTTAGAAATGACTGAAACTCTTCACACATTGTCACTAGATAAGCTCTGTCTCGTTTATAAAAGCTTGGCATGATGAGATTACAGTAATCAAAGAAAAAGCGCTTGGACAGCTCAATTTTTGCCCCTAGCGCTATTTTATCCATCACGACTCGCCAACTTTCTAAGCTCTTCTGTTGATAAGTCTTCATAAGGGTTTGAAACCTTTATTCCTCCAGACAGCTCCGTTTGACTTTTATCAACATAAATTCCAGCAATCGTTAAAATCATTTTGCGGTCCTGGAATCCTTTTTCTTTCATAGCGTACTTATAAGCAGCATTTAAAACACTACCCGCTTTAGCTGTGACCAAGTCCATTGTGGTCTCATTGACGAGGTTTGAGAACTCCTCTTTCCCCATCGCTTCATAATACTTACGACGGCTTACATTCGCAAGGTTACAAATATCTGTAACAGTTTTCCCTGCATTTTCTGGATTTATAAGCACTTCAAGTAATTTTTTTTCAGCTGTAGTTGGCTTGTATATGTTACCTTTTGTCACATTTTTGTACCTCGCTTTCTGTAAAATTTGTATAAAAAAACCTGCCATTTCTGACAGGTAAAATCTAAAAGGAGTTATCGAGTCGTATCATCATTCACTCGTTCACAATACTATTTTAACTCATTTTTTCGGTCACTTGTTCGCTATTTTTTAGCAAAAACGGTCACTTTTCCGCAAAATTTATTTCGATGCGTTCTTCTGCAGCAATTTCATCAATCTTATATTCCAATTTTTCAAAAAATGGACGAATGATATTTTTATAAGCTTGAGTCTTTTTACCAAACCCAAATCGCATCAATGCCCCTTCAACAGTCAATTCATTGTGAATATAAACAGCCTTGATTATTTTCCAATGACCGGGGTCTGTTTCAGCAATCATTTCTTGAATCGCTTTAAACTGCCGTCTATATTTAATTAATGTTGGATCACATTCTAGCTTAATGATATCACTTAAAACTTTTGGATCACGAACCAAATTTTGAGGAGTTATCCACCAATTCGGGTCTAGTCCACTATTACTTACTGGATATTGAATTTCTTCGCATCTCCGTTTTACTTGTGATTCAAATGGATATTCTCTCAGTGCTTTGATTAAATACCCATATTCTGTACTTACTTTCAATATTTACCCCCACAAAAGCTGAATGAATGATTCATAAGTCTTAATTCCTAAAAAGTTCTCTCCATGAATTTCTCGGAGTGTTACAGTAAAACCATCACCGAGCTTTTCTTTTAAAAGAGAAATAGTTTCTTTATTACCTAACCTCAATCTTAAATAACTATCATCCTGTTTGCTTACTTGAATTCTGTAACCTGTATATCCTTGTTGTGCTGAAATTCTGATAGCATTCTCTAAATCAGTTTTTCCATACCATCTCTCAAACCATTTTTCATGCGATTCTTTTTGAGATGATTTAATTTCATCAATTAATGTCATTCTATTTCCTCCAAATCTTTATAACTGTAACTCAATAGTGCTCCTTCACTTTTTAATGAGATGTAAACTTCATTGATTTCAACAGAATCATCAACCACTAGTCTAATTGCTGCCAAAGCTGATGGAAGTACACATTCAAAATTTGGAGCTTTAGTTTGGTATTTGAGTGCCTGTTTTCGTTTAATTCCAGGAGAAATTTTCATCAAATCACACTTTCTGTAAATTCATCTTTTCGAGCAACTTTTTTCGCAATCGTGATTGGCAAACCATAACGAGCAGCGAACATCTTTGCCTTAATTTTAAACTCGGGTAAAATCATACCTTTTACATCAATTACTTTGATTAAGTTGCCAGCATCATCGTAGAAAGTAAAATCTGGCTTGTAGTAAATTTCCCGATAAGCTTTCCCATTGAGCCTGAACTTATCTTGCAAGACAAATTTTTCTTGCATTTTCATGTTCGGCTCATGCTTGTGCAACTGATAGTAGATTGATTCAGCCTTACTATCAAATGTGATGCCATCAATCGTTACTTTTTTAGCTCCGTATTTGTGGGCCATTATTCCGTCACCTCAATCTGTTCATAGCTCCCAGTTTGCATGCTGTCGATTTCTTGCTGGGTGAATTTATCTATGTTGCGTATGTCTAAAGTATGGTCGTATGGATACACTTTATCTACTTCATCTCGCATTAGCCACATACCTGTCAGCTTATTCTTCAAATAGAACAGCTGCGGTTTTTCGACTGTGTAGCCGTTCCATAATTTGAGAATAGTTACGTGATGTTGGCAAATAGCCCAGTTATACAGCTCCTGTCCCTCATCAACAGTTATCGTTCCGTCCCCTGGCAATTCTACTGTAAGATAATACGAATCTCCTTGAACAGATTTTAGGAGGTATGCAATTCTATCTGCCTTAGACAATTTGGTTTCATCGCCACTTACAAATTCCGCCACACACTCAGGCACGACTGGCAGGGCTTGCTGTTGGAGTTGGGATTTTAAATCAATGATTTGCGATTCTAGTTTAGAACTTCTGATTACTTCTTTTTCATAGCTATCATTGAGATCACTATATTTATCAAATAGCTCCTGATATTCTTCGTCTGCTTGTGCTATCAATGATTTAACATGAACGGCCACATAATATTTAGTATTTCCAACAGGATGCTCAATATTTTTTATTGGTAGTATTTCCAGTCTTTGTTTAAATGTCTTATCCATTTTTTACCTCTTCCCAGGTATCTTCTAGCCAGTCAAGTAACATGTTCGTCTGCTTCATGACCAGCGGCTGTGAATTATATTTTGTGCTCAGCTCTCCAAGTGAATTTACAACCCAGTTCCAAAAATCATCATTTCCGAACCCTAATTTTATCGCCTGTGAGTTGCACTCTAAAATCCAATCTTTAACATCGTTGAAAAATTTTTCATAGTCCAAATTTTCCACCTCTATTTTCTAAGAAACTTTTTTAATTTTTCTTTTTCCTCCACCCACCCTCGCACGACTCGGTGGGTGTCAATGACTTGTCAAAATTTGCAAACCCAAAAGCAAATTTGACTTGTCTGTACACCTACACCCATCAGGTAATTATATACGTAGTATATAATTCATTGACACCCTTTTTTGACAGGTGTCAAAGTGTCAATTTTTAGTTAATTTGACAGTGTCAAAAAATATTACTTTTAGTTAATTTGACAGTTTGACAGGGGGTATCAATTTAACTAATTTTTTGACAGTTTGACAGGTTCGATAAAACTTATAATTTATTCATTATTTTCTAATTTAGTTATCCAACCTTTATCATCAATTGTCAAAGTTTCTTGTTCTTTAATCCAATTTTTTATAGTGTTCCGTGTAACTTTATCTTCAAAATATGTGACTATTTCTCCGATTCGGATTTTACCTGTCCCCTCCATATCAAGCGATTCAAAAGCAGTGTGAAGTTTTTCAGTATTCTTCTTAATTCGTTCAGCTTTCTTTTCTGCTGAGGAGCGGACATCTGCACTTTTTTTACCACCTTTTGACCATTTGTTATCATTTGCTCCAACTGGTTCAAGGTCTTTCAGAACTCCAGAATCATCGGAATAATGAAGCGGATAATTAAACCACAGATTGACTGGTTCAAACTTTGGAAACTCTCGAAGTGTTCCTTCAAGTCTCCAAGCAGTCATCAACTTCACAACTCGTTGAACTTGTTCCAATTCAAAGCCGGCAATTTCTCTTGCACGTTCATCCCCAAATGCTAAAGCCAAATGTTTTCGCATTTCAGGCGCTGACAGAAAATCATCTTGGCCAATTTCATTAAGATATTCAGTCTTTTCATCTCTGATTTTAGCTGCATAGAAGTTAGCGACTGCCCTGGCATCTTGTTGCTTTCTCAAACTGTCCGTCACTTCAAGCTCAATTAAGTCAAGAATTGCGTCAGGGTCTCGGGCAAATACTCCAGAACCAGAGCTTCGGTCCATAGAAGATTTACCGCCCTGTGCTCCTTTTGAGTGGTGGTGGCAGTAAATAACAGAAGTTCCAAGTTCTGCAGCTACTTTGTCAAAGTTATTTGTAAACTTGGCCATTTGTTCCGCATCATTTTCAGAACCTGTCAGTACTTTATAAATTGGGTCAATAATCACAGCATCAAATTTTTCTTTTTGAGCACGTCTGATCAGTTTCGGTGTCAGTTTATCCATTGGAATAGAATGACCACGCATGTTCCAAATACTAATATTCTTTAAATGATTTGGTGGAACATTCATCCCCTGGTAAATATCTTTGAATCGTTTATAAGCTGAGGGGCGGTCAAGCTCCATATTGATATAAAGGACTTTTCCACGTTCACAATTAAAACCAAACCAAGGAATCCCCTCTGCAATCGCAATACACATCTCCATCAATGCAAATGATTTTCCGGATTTTGATGGTCCGGCAATAAGCATTTTATGACCCCTACGTAAAACTCCATCAATCAAAACTGGGGCAAGTGCCGGGTCTTCTTTAAACATTTCTTCCAGGCTTTCAAATTCTGGCAAGTCATCGTTTAAATCTTCAATCCAAGTTTCCCATTCTTCCCAGCTTGTTTTACCAATGTGAGTATCAATGAGAAATTGTTTATGTTCTCCTCGAACAATACCAGGCATTCTTGAAAGTCTTGATGGGTTTTTGTTTTGGCCATCAACTTGCAATCCATTCTTATTACAAATTTTATAGAGGTATTCAACCCTCTTTTGATACTCGGAATAATTTTGAGCATCTACTTTTACAATCGCATGAATAGACTTGCTCCCAGAATAAACCAGCGTTGCAATTGGTAATTCTAACTCTCTCATGATTGCATTTTGCTTCTCAATACTTAAATTATCAGATTCAACCAAAGCATATTTAAAGTCAGTCACATTTTCATTTTTTACCCCTTTACCATCAAGAGGATTAAAACGAATCCATGCTCCAGCTTCGGGGTTAGAATCACCAACAACCCACCCCAAATCTTTTGCATCTTTATACTTATTTAAGTCATTAAGAATTTCTTCTGCTGTTTTTCCATAAACTCCAGAACCACTGACAGAATATTTTCCATCATCTCGTTGCCATGAATTGACAACATACCCGATGTAGTCGTCATTCTTAAATAAGGTTTCAATGTATGTTTTGAGTTGTTCAACTGGGTTCCAATTATCATCAGGCTCTCTGATTTCTTTACCTTCAACCCATGAGTTATCAACAATTTTGTAATCACGTTCATAGCTGATTTCATCATCCCAACCAAAAGTTGCCATGCCATCCCCTGAATATGAATGAGGTTGCCAACCATTTTCCTTAGCTTTCATCGTGATAAATGCACCAGTAACTGGGGCAGCACTATTGCGCCCTAAAGAATCCCATTTACTTTCCATTTCTCGTGCATTATATCTGCTGTCAGGCTGTGACCAACTATCCCAGATATCTATTCCATAACCCTCATGTTTCAAGGCCATTCCTACAGATATCCAGTCATTATAATCAAGAGCTGATGGTGAAATAAATTCAAGGAGTGGCACTAAATCAAATTTTTCTTCCAAGCTTAAACTCCTTTATATTCTCTCGGATTAATGTCAGCCGGAATTCTCCAACCATTACCCGCAATCCGGTCAATTAGACCTCGTGCTTTATTAAATTCCCAAGTTCCGACATGTTGGAAACCACGACTTTCTAAGAATCTAATTTGCTTAGGTGTAGTCAAGCCTGACATTTTTCGTTTATTTAATTTATCAAGTAATACTTTAGCTTTCCCAGAGTTTTCAATTTCTTCTGGAAAGATACCAAATTTTTCAAGTGCTGCAATTTGTTTATCAGAAGCTGGAGCCATTTCCCATCCAAAAGAGGGTGCATAGTTTATCAAATCTTCTGATTGAATAGAAAGTTCAAACTGTAGAGGATCCACAAGTTTTCGTTTCCGTTTTTTCATTGTTGCTAATTTTTCTGCCAGTGAGTTTTCTCGGTCTTGAACCACTTCACTTTCAGCTTCCTTTGCAACTTCTTCTAAATCAAAGAGTTGTAGCTGATCATCTTCTTCTACCTCAGCCATTTTTTCCGTCATCTTTTTAGCAATTTCATCATCTTTAGCAATCAAGTGTGCTGGATGAACTAGCTCATGACGTTCTGTGTGCCAAAGGAAATCTAAAATTAAGCAATCTTCTTTTCCTTCTGCCAAACGTAAGCCACGACCAATACATTGAACATAAAGCGGACGTGATTTTGTTGGTCTCAACATAATGACACAATCTACTTCTGGGGAGTCCCAACCTTCTGTCAGTAACATTGAGTTACACAGTACGTTGTACTTTCCATTGTCAAAGTCTTCTAAAATTTCTGCCCGGTCCTTGGAATCTCCATTGACTTCTGCAGATCTAAATCCTTTTTCATTGAGAATATCTCGAAACTTTTTAGAAGTTGCTACAAGCGGTAAAAAGACAACTGTTTTTCTGTTTGAGCAATTCTTGACCATTTCATCCGCTATTTGATAGAGATAAGGATCTAATGCACTTCCGACTTCACTTGCTTTAAAGTCTCCAGCTGACATTGAAACACCCGATAAATCAATTTTTAGTGGAATAGTCATTGCTTTCATTGGTGACAAGTATTTATTTTTTATCGCATCAGGCAAGGTGTATTCATAAGCAAGCGACTCAAAGAACTCACCTAGATTTTTCTTGTCTGTTCTGTCAGCAGTTGCGGTTACTCCTAAAACTTTAGCTTCACTAAAATATTTAAGGACTTTCTGATAACTACTGGCCAAAATATGATGAGCTTCATCAACAATGATTGTGTCGTAATAATCTTGCGGAAAATCTTGTAGCCGTTTTTCACGCATCAAGGTTTGAACACTTCCGACTGTCACGCTATAAAAAGAATTCTTTGCGGTTTGGTCAGCTTTTTCAACTGCAGCTTTCAATCCTGTTACTTTAAAAAGTTTATCTGCAGCTTGGTCAAGTAATTCACCACGGTGAGCCATAATTAAAACCCGCTCACCTTTGCTTACTAATTGTTTTGTTAAATCTGAGAATGTCACGGTTTTCCCCAATCCGGTAGGAAGAACGAGCAGCGTCTTCTTGACACCACTCGCCCATTCTTCTTGGATTCGGTCATTCGCTTCATTCTGATACGGACGGAGTTCCATTATTATCCTCCTCTAAATCAAAGCTCATTTGAGGGTTTGCTTTATCTTCTAATTCAAGTGCTTTCGCCTCAGCATTATAATAGTCTTCATCACATTCAAATTTTGCTGTGATAGTATAATCTTTCTCTTTATAGGAGAAGTCTTGGCCGATACTTACCAACCATTGAGAGAAACTTTTTACAGCTTCTGAAAACTCAAATTTAAATTTACCTGTTAGATTTTTTTCTGCAAGCATTTTCTATCCCCCTTAGAAATTATAACCAGCGCCATTTTGAGGTGCAGCAGTTTGTTGTGGGAATGGTGTTACATTTTGTTGAGGGGCTTGATTTGGCACTGGTGGTTGTTGTGTTTGTTGGTTATTCACAGGTTGTTGATAACCTTGTTGTGGTGCTTGGTAACCTGGTGCAGCAGTTTGTTGTGCTTGGTAATTTGGTTCTTCTGGTTCAAGATAACGATCTACACGATTATTTTGTTTATCTTCCCCAGTTTTTTTATCTTTATAAGAATTAACAATTAACTTGAGTTTACCTTGTGCTCCTAACAAAGATTGCCAGTTAGGACGAAGTGCTTCGCCTTTTTTCTGTTGACCAATTGAAACAAAGAATTGTGAAAGTTTCCATTTCATTTTTTCATACATCAAGAACTGTTCTTTTAGTGTTGTTTCATCTCCATTTGGAGCAGTCACTTTTACACTAATCACTGCCATATTACATGCTGGAGCTTTACTATTAGGTCCAGGAGTGTAATTGCTACGTTCAAAGTTCGTCACGATAAATGGATATTCCCCTTCTGGTAGAAGCGTAAAATTCCCACCCTCGCTATATTCAATCTCGTCATCCCAGCCAAATGCGGCCATTTCATCAACTGTATTGTTCATTTTTAATTTCTCCTTTTATTTAGTAAGCTCTTTTAGCTTTAATTTCTGTGAAAATTTTGTCCCACTGAGCAACAAGACCACCTTGAATTAAATCATCTGGATAATCTTTGACTGGCATTTCATAAGGTCTAAAGCCTTTTTCAGCTACCAATCTACGAATTTCTTCTTCTGTCACTTCATTTACTGACATCAGTTGAGCCAATTCTTTTGGTATTGCTGGATCAATAATATTTGGTTCACGTCCAAAATTGTTTTCTTGAGGTGTTTCAACCGTGGCTGCTGCAGTTACTTGTTCTTGTTGAGGTTGCTCAACTGGTGGATGCGTTTGAGCTTGTACTGGTGGAGCGACTTGTGTTTGGAAAACATGAGCAATTGCTCCAAATTCAAGTGGCAGCTTGTCAGGCAAATTATGTCTGTTTTTTGCATCCCAACCTGGATGATGTGCCGCAAACATAACACGTTGACCACCAGTTGCTTTTTTTGAATTGGTTTTGCTGTCAGTAACAATCGTTGTTTCATAATTCGCAAACAGAACCATATCCGCCCATTCCTTCAACATCGCTCCAGTCTTATCTTCCATTTTTAGCTGATAGCGGTCATAAGCACCCATTTGGTCAGGTTCTTCTTTTTTCTTAAGTTTCGCATGAGCAGTTACAACAACATTAATTCCAACTTCAACTACATCACTCAACTTATTTACAAGTTGACCAAATTCTTTTTCAAGAGAAACATATTTTGCCCCATAATCATTTGTACTATCCGTCCATTTTCCAAGTACGGCTAAATGTTCTTTACATTTTCTTTCAGCCCAATCCCCACTATCAATGATTAAGGTTTGGCAGATTTGACGTTGTTTAACATCTTCTACCTCATCCATAATCATTTGCCAACTTCGGGGAGAGGGCATTCGCATTACATCCATATTTGAGGTTGAACCCTCGATATCAATGAACACTGCATTTGGAAACTGTGAAGCAAAGGTTGACTTCCCAATTCCTTCAACTCCGTACAAAACTACTTTTTGAGCGGTAGCAGTTGGACCGCTTGTAATGTTAAATGCCATTACTTCTCCTTATATTTTTTCTAGTATTTCAAGGTATTTTTTATTCTCAGTTATGCGTCTTTTACAGGCGTATTTTCCTTGTATATCTTCAGGATGACTTGATATATAAAGATCGTTTAGTCGTATTCTTTTAATTATTTCATCCATGAGTTGGTCTTTTCTTTCTGGGTAAAAATATAAATTCCCTCTGAAAGTTAGCCGTTTAAAATTGCAACATTTCAAAGCACAATCGTATTCAGTCGACTTATAAGGGTAAACCACTACTTCTTTACCGCCAGTTTCTGGATTAAGTTTAATCATTTTCCTTCTTTTCTGATTTTTGAAATTGCTAGCATTTCCTAAACGCTTTAAATGCTCTTCCTTTGATATCCCCTCTAAATTTTCCAAACAATTGTTAGTGGGGTTATTATCTTTATGTCTCACAATTTCAGGCTCATAGGCATTAAATGTTATAAATACCAACCTAGATAGACTTCTTTTAAAACACATACCCTCAACGGACAAATTTATAACGACGATATTCTTTTTAGTTAAATAAGGTACTAAAAATTTGTTAGTATTATAGGACCAAACTCTCCCATCTCTAGTCACAGCATAGTTAGGATAGTCTGGAATCTGTTTCATTTCCATAATCCACCACCTCAAAACTGATATTTTGTTTGTTCTGGCTGAACTGGCTGTGTTTCAATTACATTCGCTTGTTCAGTTTCTTCCCCGTAACCATCGGAGATGATAATAGAACACTCATCACCAGTTGAAACTCTTGTGGCAATCGCTTGTAATTGCTCTTGTTCGAGCCATTGGCCAAACTCTTTCAGTGTGTCTAAGTCCATCTGTTCTAACTTATCAATCAAGATGAAACCACATTCTGGATTAAGTTTGCGAACAATTGCGGTTGAAACTTTAAGCTGTTCAGCTCCAGACATGTTGTCCCAGCGTTGACCTTTGTAGAGAAGCTCTCCTTCTGCTACTGACAGACCCGGCAAAGGCAAATCTGCATCTTCTAACAACTGATTTTTATCTAAACGAATACGATCAATTTGAGCGCTCAAGTTATCATATTTTTCTTTTTCAATTTGAGCATCTTGTTCGGCTTTGTCTTTATCAAGATTGGCACGGACTTTGCGATTGATTTCTTCGGTATTACTGATGCTGTACTCAAGTTGCTCAGTTGACTCATCACGCAAATCAAGTGCATCTTTTTCAGCAATTTCTAGTTGTTGGTCAACTTTGGCTTTCTCTTCGATTAATCGAGCAATTTCAGAATCAAGTTGGGTTTGATGTTGTTTCAGACTATCCCTTTGCCCTCTCAGTCGCTCATTTTCAGCATTCTTAGCAAGAATAGCTTGTTGTTCCTGAATAAGTTCAGACACACTGATAAGCTCTTTGGGTGCTTCCTGGAAGTAGGTCATCTCAGCAGCAAATTTCTTTTTCTGGTCTGCAACTCGTCCTATAACCAAACGCTCATTATAAAGTTCTTGTTCTTTTTTCTCGAACTCTGCCAGCTTGTCACCAACTCCAATGATTTGAAGCAAGGTTCTAGCTTTTTCAGCATTTGATGATTCCATGAATTTTGGAAGGTTGAGGGCAAATTCTTCTACAAAACTATCCAGAAGTTTTTGTCCGGCTTTTTTACCGCTAGGATCAATGACTTTCAAATCACTGTTTTTTCCATCACGTTTGATTTCCAAACCGTTGCTCAGTGATATTTGAAGATTTGGAGGAAGTACGCTACCTTCACGGTGTGGTTGGCTAGGTTTATACTTGTTACCGCCCAAAGCCCATGCAATTGAATCAAGGATTGATGTTTTACCTTGACCATTTCTTCCACCAATTACTGTCAGTCCGTTTTGTGTTGGTTCAAGTGAAACTGCTTTGACACGCTTCACATTTTCAATTTCTAATTTATTGATTTTTATCATGTTTTATTTTTCCTTTGGTTTATATTCAAAAAAATCTCCAGGAGTAATATTGAAATACTGACATAAGGATTCTAACGTTCTAAGGTCAATCCTTGCGGTTCTATGAAACTTTAAATCTGTCAGAGTAGTTCTTGATAGTCCTGTATCCTTACTAATTTCTGAAATAGAAACTTTCTGTTTATCCATCCAGTAAAATAATTTATTTTTGATCATAGTGCACCTACTTCAATTTCTTGTACTTGGTGACAGTTGAAGTTAAATCAAACCAATACAGATTTTCAGATTCTTTTTGTAGTGCAAAGTTAGCGGAATGATAATCAGTTCCAATATACTTTTCAAATTCAATTTCTTTAATCACTGAACGAGCAACTGCACAAAAGGCGCTTCCTCTTTCACGAGATGTGAACGAATTGCTAAATTGTGAGTTGCTAAATTCTTGTCCAATTAAGTTCCCAGTTTTAGCGACTCTGAAATAAGGGGTATCAGCTACATTGATACAATAGAACGATAAATCTCCACCCTTGCTAATATGGATAGTCGGTGTCAAAATCATATTTCGAGCGCCAACTGTTCTTTTCTTGATTTTTGTAAAATCAAATTTTACGTTGCTTTTCATGTTTCCTCCAATTTGTTATAATGAAGGTAGAATCTTTCCACAGATTTTCTACCAGCTCGCATTACCAGTGCGGGCTTTTTTCATTTCTGCGAAGAATGGTGACTTTTCTAGCCACATCCCAAGCGATTGTTCTTTTGCATAATGAACAAGTGATTCACTGGGCTGTGCTCGTGGCTGCTTCATAGCTCGAACACGGTCATTTGCGTTGAGGATTGAACTATAAATCTCCAGTTGTTCTTCAACGTCTTTTCGGCCCTCTAGCCACTGTTGGTCAGACTTGTTTAAAAGTTTAATTTTGAGCATTTTTCCTCCTATTTTTTATAACTCTTATAACGAGTTGCTTCTTTCCACTCTACAAACTCTTTGAATATTTCTTTATTGATAAATACAAGTCCGTGAGTTGGATTGAGTACACCTTTTTTAAATTCAGGTCGATCTCTCATTTCAGTAAGCCATGCTGTTAATGTGCCTTTAGTTAAGCCTTCCCACTTCTGCATAAGATGCTTTTTGTCACACCATTCTGCGTCTTCTGCATTTTCAACAGGTAAGTATGTTATTTTTGCGTATGGCATGTCTATTCCTTTCTTAATCTAAGTCAAAGTATTTAATGAGAAATGTGATAAGCCATTTAACTGACTGAGTATACTTCCGATTTCCGTTTAATACAGAACTGATGTCTGATTTACGAAATTTATAAGGTGGTTCTTTGATGTTTTCATAAGCCCAAATAACATCTTTATTCCCTTTCCCCTCTTGCTCTAAATACTCAACTATTTTCTTTCGTTGAGAATCAAAACTTTGTTCTACTTCTGACATTTTTGTCCTCCTATCTCTAAAAAGTTAGATAAAAAGTTAGATTTTTTGTAGTTCGCCCTTGACATACAACTACATTTCGTATAGAATAAAGGCATAGAGAAAAGCCTTAACTAAACATATAAAACTGCCGGGAAGCTTATTTATTGTGTTTGTGATTAAGTTGTTTTTCTAACGTTTTTTCTAACTTTTTATCTTACAAGAATCATTATATACGTTTTTGTAGTTCTTGTCAAGGGTTAAAACTACGTTTTTGTAAATTTATTTATAGGAGACCTTTATAATGACTGATATGACTACATTTGATAGGATTAAAAAACTTGCAGAAAAAAGAGGGAAATCATTACCAGCTGTATCTGCAGATTTAGAATTTAGTGATAATTTATTTTATCGTTGGAAAACTTCAAACCCTAAAGCAAGTGATTTAGCAAAAGTAGCTGACTATTTCCACGTTTCGGTTGACTATTTACTCGGACGTGATACGACTGAACCCAAAAATCAAACAGTTGATTTGGCTGATTTAGCTAATAAACCTAAAGATTTTGACTGGGATAGCGTTCTGTCAGTTGGAGGTAAACCTATCCCTGAAGAGGATAAAGAAATTATTCGACGTTTATTTGCTCATAAACTATCTGATTGATTATAAATTAAAGAGAGGACGGTAGTTTATGACAGGTAAAGAACTACTAGAAATTATAATTATTAAAATTGAAAATTTAGGTATTGAACTTAAATATGAAAAGTTAAGTGGTGCAAGTGCTTATATCTCTTATAAATATGGTTGGGGAATCATAGATATAGAAAGAGCAACTGCATTCGAAATATGTCACGAATATATTCATGCTAAAAATAAAGATTTAATACGTCATTCAGAATACGACTGGGATAATCCTTGCGAAAAAATTGCTGACAAAGAATCTATTCTTCTTTTATGGGATATTTTTGAAAGAAATGATGGGACGGTTGAAGATATAAATCGCTTTATTGAAATAACTGGCAGTCCAGAAAAACTAACTAAAATTATCGTTTTAAAATCAAAAATTAAATCATGGGATAAAGAAGAGGTTCAATATCAAGTAACTCATTATTTAGATAGCACCGATGATGAACCCGAAAGTTGGAACGTTTATAGTATAATGGATGCATGTCATATCGACCATAAATGGGAATCATTAGTCATGAGTACACTTTTAGATATTAGCTCTAAAATAGGATTACAACAACAAATAATTTAAAATTTCAAGGAGAATTTTATGAAAAATAAAGAATGCCCAATTTGTAACAAAAAACTAACGATGATGACAGCACGTATTAAACTAAAAAAAGATGATATAACGGTGTGCAAAGATTGTTTGATAAAAGCTGGATATGGAACAGGAATTAAAGATATCGACAATATTTCTAAGATGGTAACCTTAAATGACATATCTGAAAAACTTAAGAGCCGAGATGTTAACTCTGTTTCGAAAAGTAGTAGCTTAGAACTTGAACAAAATGCAGACCCTAGCTTACTATTAAAGTTATCAAAGTCATACGTAAAAAATTTCGAATCTACACTTCAAATTCCGGATTATATCAAATACAATGATAAAACCGGAGAACTTTTGCTCAAGAATGGGCCTCTTACTTCTTGGAGAAAATCTAATATAAGGAATGTAAAAAATTATGAAGTAATACAGAATGGTAAAAATTTACAAGGGTTTGGGTTAGGTAGAGCTGCTGCGGGCGCACTGTTAACTGGAGGGATAGGTCTCCTCATTGGTTTCACTAAAAAGAAAGAGGTAGTAACTGAGCTAAGATTACACATCAAATTGAATTCAATTGATAATCCAGCTTTTGATATAAAATTTATAAGCACAAAAACTAAAACCGACTCCTTTACTTATAGATCATCTATCAAAACTTTGGAACAAATAACAAACTTTTTAGATGCAGCATTGTCAGAGCAAAGTTCAGAAATTAATATGGTTGTTAACAATTCTACACCTAGTGTTGCTGATGAGTTGAAAAAATTCAAAGATTTATTAGATTTAGGTGCAATTAATGAAGATGAATATAATACACAAAAAGAAAAATTATTAAAATAAACAAAAAATCCACCCTATCTTTGGCCGGACGAGGGTGGATTAAATATCAGATACAGTATAAACACTTCAAATGAAGATGTTTTACTGTACTCAATTTTAGCAAGAAAGTGAGTAAAAATCAAATGTGGATAGAAGATTTACCAAATGGAAAATACAAATATTTTGAAAGATATAGAGACCCATTAACGGAAAAATTAAAAAAGGTTTCTGTAACCCTAGATAAAAAAACACCACGAGCACAAAAAATTGCACTTAAAGAATTAACTGAAAAAATAAATAAAATACTTTCTCATAATGAAGGAAGTGATATCACTTTTGTTGATTTATATGATGAATATTATAAAAACTGGTCTCCAACGGTCAAAGCCTCATCACTTCGTGGAACAACAGCAAATGATAATCGTATATTAGAGAAAATCGGTAAAAATGCAAAAGCTAGAAATGTAAATCGTCGGTTAATTCAAGATTTAGTAAATGAGATGATGGACGAGGGTTATGCATATAGCTACTACAATGGTTTTAAAAAAAGATTTCACTCCATTCTAGATTTCGGAGTTAGGATGGGTTATCTTGAAGTAAATGAAGCCAGTTTTGTTAAAGCTCCCAAAAAAACAAAAACTTTTAATGAAGTTCAGGAAAAACGAGATAGTTATCTTGAATTAAGTGATATTAAAAAAATTCTTTCTGTTCTGAGAATAACTTCAAGAGTTGAGCATATTGCCAATTTTGTAGAATTTATGGCATATACTGGGGCTCGCTATGGTGAAACAGCTGCTCTTACAATTGATGAAATAGATTTGGAAAATGGGACGGTAAAAATTAATGGCACTTATGACAGGGCGTTGAAAATAAAAACCACTCCAAAGACTGAGTTCTCTTACAGAACAATAACAATTTCAGAGAATATTAAAAATATAATCCAAGAACAACTTGAATTATTAGAACTTCATCGTTCTTTGAAAGGTAATGATTTTAATAAAGATAACTATATTTTCTTTACTGTTAATGGCGCTGCGATTGACTTAGACACTCTCAATGTCATTGTAAGGAGAGCTGCAGAAAAAGTTGGAATAACAAAGCATATTACATCCCATATTTTTAGGCATTCTCACATCGCTTTATTGGCAGAACTTGGAATACCTCTAAGCGCTGCAATGGATCGAGTGGGACACACCGACTATAAGACAACTCTTAACATCTACTCACACGTCACAAAATCTGTTAAGATTGATATTGTTAAAAAACTAAATGAGATTAAATAAAAAAATGCCTCTAAATTACAAGGGGCACTTTTTATTTACAAGGGGCATAATTAAATTTTAGGGGGGCACAAACGCATTGGTTAAATAATCAGTATATATCACTAATTATTTAACTTATTAATATCTGCCCCTTTAGTGCCCCTTTGTAATTATTTTTCACAAAAACTAATCATAAAGTGTTGATATGACAACACTTTATCGCCTTACCCAATAGAACCCTCCATTGAATAAGAAATCAAGCGATTTAATTCAACAGCGTATTCCATTGGCAATTCTTTGGTAAAGGGTTCAATGAAGCCCATGACAATCATGTCAGTTGCTTCTTTTTCTGTAAGTCCACGACTCATCAAATAATAGAGTTGTTCTTCTGAAATTTTTGACACTTTCGCCTCGTGTTCCAAGGCGACTTGTGAATTATGAATTTCATTGAATGGTACGGTATCTGATTTTGATAAATCATCCATTAAAATTGTGTCACATTCAATATGAGAAGCAGATTTTTTAGAATTTTTTCCAAAAGTAACTTGTCCACGGTAATTGACTGCTCCACCATTTTTGGCAATAGACTTAGAAATGATTGAACTTGAAGTATTTGGTGCGTTATGAATCATTTTAGCACCTGTATCTTGATTTTGGTTTGCTCCAGCAAAAGCGATTGAGAGCATTGTTCCACGCGCTCCTGGTCCATTCAAATGAACGGCTGGGTATTTCATGGATACTTTTGACCCTAAGTTTCCGTCAATCCATTCAACCGTCGCATTTTTTTCTGCAGCAGCACGCTTGGTAACCAGATTATAGACGTTATCTGACCAGTTTTGAATAGTAGAGTAGCGCATATAACCACCCTCTTCAACAAAGATTTCAACCACTGCTGCATGAAGTGAACTTGCAGAGTAAGTTGGTGCAGTACATCCTTCAACGTACTGAATAGATGCCCCTTCTTCAACAATAATCAATGTCCGTTCAAACTGTCCTGATTTTTCGTTGTTAATACGGAAATAAGCTTGAATCGGAATCTCACATTTGACTCCTTTAGGAACATAGACAAATGACCCTCCAGACCAAACGGCAGAATTTAAGGCTGCCAATTTGTTATCCGTTGGTGGAACGAGTTTGCTGAAATATTTTTTGAAAATTTCTGGATAGTCACGTAATCCTGAATCAGTGTCAGTGAAAATAATTCCTAATTTTTCAAATTCATCTTTCATATTATGATAAACAACTTCTGATTCATATTGAGCAGAAGCTCCTGCCAAATATGAACGTTCAGCTTCTGGAATACCAATTTTTTCAAAAGTGTCTTTGATTTCTTGAGGAACGTCTTCCCAAGAACGCGCAGCTTTTGCTGATGGTTTTTGATAATAAACAATATCATTAAAATCAATACCAGAAAGATCTGGGCCCCATTTTGGCATGTCCAATTTTTTAAAAGCTTCAAAAGATTTCAGACGAAACTCTAACATCCACTCAGGTTCATTTTTTGTTTCAGAAATTTCGCGAATAACTTCTTCGGTCAAACCTAAACCTGTTGTGAATTCAAGTTCTGCATTATCGTGAAATCCAAATTTATATTCTTCGAGGTCTTTGACGACTTCTTGTGTACTATTTTCTGTCAT